AACGTCAGCAGGACCGGCATCAAACGGCGGTGCATCGGTTGGAAAAGTCACCTCAGTGCTGCCGAAGTCGTCTGCCGCGTCGGCGATTTCTTTGGGGGTTAAACCTGCTTTCTTAGCCATTGTTTTATATCTCCTTCAATATTTTTTCGTACAGTATTTTCAAATTTTTCTCGTATTCAACCCCGTCAGTCCAGCGAAATTCGTGGGCCGGGTGGGGGATATGCAGCACCGTCCCCGAGAAAGTGGACGGAATTGCACGAAACGCATGTTTGCCGACGCAGACGATCACACGCCTGCCGACCAGCATTTCATCTGTAACATCGTTAGAATTGGTCCACCCCCACTTGAGGGCGTCGTCGCCGAAAAATCGGGCGAAGCGGATAGTGTTCACCGAAGTGAACGGAAGCCACGAGCCGGGATAGCGCGAACGAATATTGCGCGCCTCGCCGATTATCAGCACCGGAGAATCAGGCGGACCGGCGTAGCCGGGCACTTCAAATGAATGAAGCGAAAACATGCGGCGAGAATGCTCCTCCGCAATCTTAAAAATAGACTCGTCAAGTCCGTCCCGAGTCGGGTTGACCACAAGCCAACCGAACCGGTTAGCATAACCCTCAAACATCCGTTTTTCTAAGGTTGGGTCGACCGGAAGGTCAGAATCGTCGCGGCGGTGCTTTAACGTCTCAACGTCTGAGGTAACGATAATCCCTAGACCGTCCGTGTAAACGGCCCGGCCGTGAAGCCACTCCCCCAGCCATGGGTCGTTGCGAAGGCGGCGGTTGCGGCCGAGGAGAGCGGCGTACACGTGCTCGGACACCCATGACCGGTCCCAAATTGCCGGCGACCGCTTGACCGCAAGGTCATCCCGTAAAACGGACGTATACACGCGGTCGTCTGGTTCTACCGGCCCCCAGCGGTGGAGAGTAAATTCCCCAGACGGGTAAGCCCGCTTGACAAAGGCGTCAATAAGGGTAGATTTTCCGGCTTTTTCAGGGCCGTCAAATACAAAAATGCTCATGGGTGTTCTCCCTTTTTCGTATACAACAAAATTATACAATATACTAAGAAGGTTGTACAACCGCGGTGTCCACAGAAATATCTGCCCCTGGAAAAACAAGGCCTTTTCTAAAGTTGGCCTCGGTGGGCGTAATTTTTAGGTAGGCATAATTGTTGTACACAATTATCTCGTCGGGCAATCGCTCGTACCGTGCGTAAAAATGCCCGACAACCGGCTCGAGCCCGTCCATGCGAAGGTAGCACTCGTAGTCCGCGCCGCGCTCGAGTTCGAGGACATTTGAGATTTCTCGAACGTGAACGGTAGAAACAGAGTCGGGCGGAGGGGCCAACGACGCGGGCTTTGGGGCTGACCGGAGCGGCGGAGCGTTTTTGCGTTTAGCTTGGGCCCAACAAGCAGAACATAAGCGATCGCGGCCGGTGGCAACGTTTGCACGATTTCGCGGGAACAGGTCCCACGGTTTCAATTTTTCACACCGCCTACATCGTTGAAATTCAGTCATGTTTTTTGCCTCTTTTACGTCCTTTGCTCGTTGCAGATATTTTCTGTCTGCGAATAACTTCATTTTTTACTTTTTCTTCAGCCGAAATTAAATACCGTTCTCCATATGCTTTAAGACACGGTCTACAATAACCTACTCGTCCGGTTACCGTCGCTTTATTTTTATGGAATTCGTCCCATTTCTTAAACATCCCACACTTAGAACAAATCTGCCCGCTGGCCGCTAATCTTTTTGCGCGCTTTTTAGCATACGTTTCTGCGGTCTTTTTATGCCACGCTTCAGATGCTTTTCTGCCGCGCATCGGATTATCTGCAGCAATAGCTATATTAAATTCAAATTGCTGCGTGTCCAAAAATTGCTGCTCCATATGTAACAATTCGTGTTTTTCGCAAACGTGCGCAATTCGGAATAAAAACGATTCAATCCCGTATTTATTCCAAGCTGCTTGCAAAATAGGATTTACATGCATGTTTCGGTTCAGTCTATTTGCATGAACTTTCCACCGGCGCTCAATATTGATTGATGATCCGACGTACCGCTTTCTGTTAGCGGTACACCGGATCTCGTAAATGCCGATTGTCACGGATTTCGCACCAAGTCGAACAGGGCGTTGTTGGAAAGCTCGGGAAAGTTGATTGCCGCGAGGCAAACGAAAAAGGAATCGAGTAGGAAGGACTTGGCCTTCCGCATTTCGGGTGTGCCGAGAAATTCCGCGGGAAGCCGCGTGCTGCCGGCGAAAGTGCCGAAGGTGTCCTTCACGGTAAAACCGGCTACGGCCGCCATGAGCAGCTTTTCCTCATAAGTGCGCTCGCGGTCGCCGTCTGGACCAAAATGATTTTTCGCCGTGGAACGCGCCACGCCTGCGTTTGGGGTGGAGAAAAGGCAGCGGCCGCCGGCCGCCGTCCACGTGTACAGGCGGTTCATCAGCTCCTGTTGGTAGTCCCGCGGCACATGCTCAAACGTCTCGAAGCAGACGACAAGGTCGGCGGTGCCGAGCAGCGCCGGGTCGTCTTGCACGAGGTCCATGCGCACGAGGTCAATGTTGGCCTTCCATGTAATTCCCTCCAGCCACTTGGGGGTTGCCCGAAGGTCGGCGCCGACGTAGTCGCCGGCAAACGTGGAGCGGTTCCGCCAAAGAAACTTGGCGAGGTTTAGGTCGCCGCAGCCAATGTCAATAATGCGCCGCGGCTTGAGGCGTTCCACAAGCTTGGCGGCATAACCGTAGCGCATAACGTGCGCAACCCAGTCCGAGTGGGACATGAACCCGCGGTCGACAGAATCGGCCGCGTTGAGCTCGGTGAGCCCGTGGGGGAGAGCAGACTTTTTGGTAATTTCGCGAAATTCGTGAGACATGTTTTCACCTATAATCTGTACATCTATGGCTGCCTGCCATTCCTAGAAATGAACCTGGGCATGCCTGGGAATAAACTAGGGGGCAACCGAGATTGGCTGCCCCCGTAAAACCGGGTAAATTACCGGGCAATCGCGAGGGCCGCGGCAAAAGCGCGCTTTTTGGCAGTCGCGCGGGCTCCGAAGAGCGCGGACTGGTTGGAGCGGGCGCCGCCGTTCCGAAAATCTTCCATCTCGACGACGGCGTTGTAAGCCGCCCAAGCCGTTCCGGCGGTGACCGGAAATTCCTCGTTGAACTTGCCGAACAGCTCGTCGGCGGCCGAGCGGTATGCAGCCGCACGGGAACCGTAATAGGCAAAAGTTTCCTCTGCCGCCGTGCGTTCCTCATAGAGGTCGACAATGTCGCTATTTTCCGGCAGGTAGTTCAGTTTTTTCGGCCGAGCCGGGTCGGGGTACGCGGCCGTGAAAACTTGCAGCTTGCCCGCGTCGTCAATCGGGGTGGCCGCTATGCGGTCGAAAGCCGCTTTCAGCTCGTCCACGGAGCCGCGCAGAGATTTGACGAGGTCCGCATAGTTTTTGACAGTCGCGCCCATGCCCGGTTGGTGGGCCAAGTTCACAGAGACCGTGGCCTGCTTGAGGCCGGAAACAAGGGTGTTTTGGCAGACCACGCGGACGGGGGTGAAGGCGATTTTCATCGCGGTGCCGCCGTCGCGGACGTCGGAGATGAGGAAGTAGTTTTCAAGCTCGTCGCCGCCGACGGTCATGCCGCCCGCCTTGAGGGTCAAGAACATGGTTTCACCGGCACCGAGGGCGCCGACAGTCTCGACCGGCCAAATGTCACTGAGCGGGTCCATGAGGGAGGCCACCTTAGTATTTTGAAGGAAGGTGTAGTTCTCGGACACGAGGTTCGTGCCGAGCTGCCGCCACATCGGGTCGTCCGCGGTTGGCTCGCGCATAATGACGCGGCGGCCGGGGAGGATGATGTCGGCCCCACCGGCGGAAACGTAGGCCGGCAGGAGGTGGATTTGATAATCAAGGCCGGCGTTCTGCACCGCGGCCGAGGCCGAGATGTCACCGTCAAAAGTGGCGCCCAGCCCGTGCCATGCGGGGGTGCGGCGGCCATAAAAACGATCTCCAAAAATATTTGCGCTCATTGTATGTTCTCCTAAACAGTAATTAGTCTCATCAGTGCCGGAAGATTACCGACAGACCCCCACCCAAAGGACGGGGGTTTCGACTTATTAGATGCGGGTGCGGATGATTTTCTTCATCGCGGAAAGTTCCTTCCGCAATTGCTTCATTGTGAATTTTCCCTCAGCCTCGGAAACTGCCTCGGGGGTAATTCCGGCTTCGGCCCATGCAGCCAGCTGTTTGATTGCCCATTCTTTTCCCTCAGCCGCCCACTTGGCGTAGGATTTAAAATCATCAGCGCTTTCCGGCAGCTGCCCCTCAAAATTCGGGAACATTTCACCTAAGGCCGCCGTGACCAGCATCCGCTCGCCGATGTATTCGATTGGAGCCAGCAGATTATAATTGTCTTTCTGGGCCCAGAAGTTCCGGCCGGTCGGTTCGCCGTTCTTGGCGACGGTCACTTCAGCGTTGCACCAAACTTTGTAATGATCGTAGGGGCGGGAATTTTCCCAAACGCCGTCGCTGATTTGACCACGCAGTTGATTCTCCCACAGGGCCTTCTGAACGTTGTTAGCGAAAACGATTTTGTCAGTCATTGTATGTTCTCCTAATGTTTCTTTTAGACCGCGTTTATTTTCCGGTGATAATTAAATAATACAGCGCTACATCAAACTTGTGTACAGTACTATAGTACTGTTTTTTGGGGAAAGTCGGTAACTGCTACAAATTTGTACGCCTTCCTTCGGTAACTGCCGGCGGGACCGTTTCCGCCAGTACCGCGTGCAAAATTATCACGGGGGCCATTGCAAAAAGGGCCCAAATAGTTACCGAAGGGCCCAAATAGTTACCGAACTGACCAGTTCTGATATTACCCTATAGGGTGACCTACTATAAAAGAATATAAAAAAGCTCATTCGGTAACTGCTTCGGTAACTGCTTAAACGTTTAACTAAAAAGGGTGGTCCGAGCCGCTGGGCCGGGGCCACCCTTTCTGACTGCGGTTTTTCTTAACATTGGGATGGGGGGCTAAAATTCCTCCGCGTAGTCTGCCGCGGCACTGCCCGCAAACTTCATCCCGAACACGGTCATCGCGTTCGCAGTCCCCCTATCGACGCGGAGACCCATGCCGCGGAGTCTGGCAGCGAGGGCGCGGCTCGAGATAATCTCACGGTCGTAATTGTTCATGCTGCTCCACTGTCGGTACCGACGGTGCAGGTCGTTGATCGTCACTTTCCAATCAGGCTGGTCCGCGTCCATGACGGTGGTTTCCGTCAAAAATACTTTGACGTAGTCACTCTCGTCGCGGTATTCGCGAATTGCCTCACGAACCGTGGCCGGGTCTTGAAGTCCGTCGCGGGCGTATTCCACCCACCCTTCGAGCGCCCACGCGAGGATCCCGGCCCGCTCGCGGTCGAAATCGGCAAAAACATCCGCCATGCCGCGGCGCGCCGCCTCGGGCACGGTTTTCTCAAATGGAATCATTTTGAGGCGGCGCCAAATCGCTGGGCTTACAGACTGGACGTGGGGAACGTCGTTGGTGCGGAGCCACAGCTTTGCGACGGGGACAAACGAAAACGTATTCTTATGGTAAAACTTTCCGATGATGGAATCGCCGCCGGTAAGCTGTTTCACAAAATTTTCGTTGAGCCGCTGGCCTGCGGCCATTTCCGACATGTGGACGAACCTGATGCCGACCATCTGTGCTACCTGGCTCATCTTAATCAAATCCATGTCTCGCCCCGCGAGCAGGTTCGGGTCAACCGCCATCGCATAATCGGGGCCAAGGGCACGGGCGAAGCCTTCTATTAAAGTGGTCTTGCCGTTGAACCCGTTTGAGCCCCACGCAACGAACATGGCCTGGGCGGACATATCTCCGCTCAAGCTGTACCCCATGGCCCGCTTAAAATATCCCCGCGTCTCAGCATCCAGCACGTAGCTCAGCGTTTGTTTCCAGACTGGGCACTCTGCGTCGGGGTCATAATCGCAATCAACCTGCTTGGTGAGCAAATCCTCGGCGCGGTGCTCTCGGAACAGCATCGCGGACATGTCAAGCGTCCCGTTCTTGAAATTTAGAAGGCGGTTATCTTTATCCCAATCGTCAACCGCGGTGAACAGCTTTCCTGCAAGCATGATAAGGGCCATTTTAACGCGGACGACCGAGCATGCTTCCCGGGCCAAACTCGTAAGCTCTTGAACCTCAGATTTTCCCTTTGCCACCGCCAATTTTTCGGCGTAGTGCTGGAGCAGGGCGCTCGAGGCGGTGTTCACCATTTCAATCTCTTCGCACGGCCGCCATTTTCCGTTTTTGTACATCATCCAGCGGCCAGAATGTGCTGCCCACCTTGCTGACCCCGAAAACTCTCGCTCCAGCACCTCAGCATGCTGCCGGTCTCCGCTTGACTCTTGCGCGGCTAGTATCTTCTGCGACGCCGCGCGGTTTCCGCCCCGCACGGCCGATTCGACGGTTCCCCGAGCTTCTGCCAGGGGGCGGCGACCGCCGGCAGTCGCGGCGTGAATCAATATTTCCTTGACTATTTCGATGTCAATTGTGGTGTCCCTCACCACGCGGAACGTTTCGTCGTTCAAAACTTGGTTTCCGGAACCAGACTCGGCGTGGGAAATTGCAAACGCGGCCTTGGCTATTTCAAGATACTCTGGCAACTCGTCGAGCGCCTCTTGACGGATTGCGATGTTGTCCGGGGTGTTCGGCCACCGACTCCCGGTCCACGTGATATACCGCTTTTGCTCATACGCCTCGATGCCGTATGCGGCATGAGCAGATGATATGTTGCCGTTCGGCAATTTTCCTTTCACAAAGATATGTAGGCCCGTCCCAGATGGTGACACTTCTGTAAGCGACTTGAACCGGTTAACGAGGTGCTGCGCAAGCGGGGTGGGACCGTCTTCTTGCAAGCAGTGGTCGAGGTCAATAACCACGATGCCGTCACCGTTCAGGACATATCCTATCCCGTCGAGTTTATGCGTTGCTTGGGCGGTCTGTGCGTCCTCGACGCTGCCCCAAGTATTTTGATTTGTGCTGCTGGCTGCTTTTCCGGTGTTGGGATTGATTGGAACTTTTTTCCCGTCAATTGTTTTCCATCCGACCCATTGGGGGCGGGACGTGAGTTCTGCTGGGATGCTCATGAATGTTCTCCTTGTGAAATAAAACGCTTCTAAACTTTTGACGAGGCGGCATGCTGCCGACCAAGGAGACATCGTGTCGGGTGCGTAACTTCCGACAATGCCGCCCCGTCAAAAATCGAGAAGCAATTTGGCTGACTAAGGGGGTGTTCTTGGTCTAAAAATCCCTGGGGTACGCATTTCCAGGGTCGCAGGCAGGGGGCAACTCTATTCCGATACGTCCGCCCCCTGCCTAAGTGTAGGAGAACATCCTACATTATATTATAGTCAATTTTTTACTTATGTACAACCGCGCTACCCGGCATCCGGGGCTGGTATTGACTGTGAAAAACGCATGCCGTGAATTTCTCGGCGCCCTGCAACGTGTGTCACGTCGAGCTCAAACATTCCCGCAATTTCATCGTCGGTGTATGTTGAAAACAACAGATTCGCGATAATCGGGTGCCACAACGAACACTGCCCCGTTGATTTTCCCTTGAACGGTGGGATACTTTTTCCAGCTCTCCGCCCGGTTACGGTAGCCTGTGTGCTTCCCATTAGTTCGGCGATGGCCATATCCGGCACGACCCCAAGCAAGTGTTCTACTTTATCCCAATCGTACATTCTAACCTCCGTGAATAATTTTATTTGTCTAATTATACACAAACAGGTTTTTATTGTACACTGGGGTGGCGCAGGTGTACGAGGGGGCGGCAATAGTTTATAATTGTACAAGTGGTAAACTTTTAATCTTATGACACCAAAAAATACAGGCGGGCCCGAAAAAAGACCCGCAAGGTCGGGGCGTTCAGACGCTACATACGAAAAAGCGATCCGCGAGAACGGCGGGAACATCACAGCCACCGCGGCGGCCCTCGGTATTTCTCGCGGCGCATTTTATGTCCGGCTAAACAAATCTCAACATCTGACGGAGGTTCTCGAAGAAGTTCGGAACGAGGTGGTGGACATGGCTGAAGACGGCCTGCGCGCGCAGGTTGCCCAACAAAACATGACCGCCATTATTTGGACACTAAAAGCGCACAAAGAGGCCAAGCGGCGCGGGTGGAGCGAACGCCACGAGCTAGGCGGCCCGGACGGCGGGCCGGTGGTTCACGAACACCGAGGACAGGTACATGGTAGCATTGAGCACGTCGCCGCCGTTATCGCTACATTGGCTGGAGTTGGTGCAATCCAACTACCCGGCGATGTCGATAGCGGCGCGGCCGAAAATGACGCGCTACATCGCCGAGACGCCGACGGTTAAGCAGCAGGCATTTCTGCTACTTGACTGTCACGAGGCGCTGTTTGGCGGCGCGGCCGGCGGCGGCAAATCATCGGCCCTGCTCATGGCGGCGCTGCAATACGTGGACGTGCCCGGCTACGCGGCGCTGATTCTTCGGCGGACGTATGCCGACCTCGCTTTGCCCGGCGCGGTCATGGACAGGGCCGCCGACTGGCTACAGGGAACTGACGCGACGTGGCGCGACGTGGATAAGACGTGGACTTTCCCCAGCGGCGCGACGCTAACCTTTGGCTATCTCCAGACCGACCGCGACCGATACCGCTATCAGTCGGCCGAATTTCAGTGCATTTGCTACGACGAATTGACTCAATTCACCGAGGAGCAATATACCTACCTGTTCTCGCGCTTGCGGCGTCTGGAGGGCGCGGTCGTACCACTCAGGATGCGCGCCGCATCTAACCCCGGCGGCGAAGGACACGGCTGGGTCTATAGCCGCTTCATGCCCGACTTGACAGCGGAAGCCGCTGCCCACCGGCGCAAGACCGGCCGTCTATTTATCCCCTCGCTGTTAGTTGACAATCCTCACATCGACCAGGATGCTTACCGGCAATCCCTCGCCGAATTAGATGACGTAACCCGGCGGCAACTAGAAGAGGGGCTATGGGTGACTGACCCGGCGGCGCGGCCGTTTGACCGGGAATGGTGGCGCGGCGTTAACCGCTACGAATACGATGACGCGGCGCTGCGTAATACTGTCGCCGCCCGCTATCACTCCTATGACACGGCGACCAAGACCGGCCAGCACAATGCCTATACTGCATTGGTCGTGGGCGAAGTCACACCGGACTACCGGCTCGTCATCCGTGACGTATGGCAGGATAAGCTGATGGTTCCCTATTTGGCCGAGAAGGTGAAAGAGCGGGCGACGGCCGGCAACCGTGACGGCAAATTGCAAGCGGTCATCATCGAGGATATGTCATCGGGTACGGGCGTCGTGCAAACGCTGGGGCTGGGCGATGAATGGATGGCGCGGCTGCTCGTGCCGTTCAAGCCGGCCAACTATGGCGACAAGGTACAACGGGCGCAACAGGCGGCGCTATGGTGCAAGCGCGGCTGCGTCCTGTTACCCCATCCATCGGTTGCCGCGCCGTGGCTGCATGACTTCGAGCGGCAACTATTCGGCTTTCCAGACACGGAGTACAAGGACATGGTAGACGCCCTGGCGCAACTGGTGATTTACCTGGAGCATATTCTGGCGACCGGCTGGCGGTCAAGGGGTGGAACATGACGACGACGAACGAGTGGACGACAACCGGCCGACCGATGTCGCGCCTTTCCCGCCGCATCTGGGGCGGCATCGGGCAGCGTATCCTTGATAGCGGGGCACTGGACGGGACGCTCTACAAGCCGGGCCAGTCAGCCGATGAGACGGCGCGCCTCTCAGAATACGACCTGCGCTGGGCCTATTATCTAAACGACAACCTCTATGGCCGCCTCTACCGGGCCGGGCTGCACGCCTACGATATGCCGGTGGATTGGAATCCCATCCCGGCCGTTGTCGCCTTTTACGTCGCCAATACCCTAAACGGCGCGCTGACCGTTCAGGCCACGAACGACCCCGACAACACCGACGCCCTGGCCGCGGCCGTGACCCAGGTGTGGCGCTGGTCGAATTTCCCGACGCTCCAGCGGGCACTGACAAAGACGGCGGCTGTGCTGGGCGACGTGTTCGTGAAAGTGGCCGAGCGGCGGCCGGAAACGGACGGCCCGGTGACCGGCGTCTATCTACAGGATATTGCGCCGTCTACCTGTCCCTTATACACATATGACGCCTCCCACGAAAATCAATATGTACATCTCTGCGGTGTCCGCACCATGATAAACAATAT